ACTGGTGGTACTGACTTTGATTATACATACACTCCAGTTCCTTATGATATGGATTTTACTCTAAATATTTTCGTAAAGAATACCGAAGATGGTCATCAAATCGTAGAACAAATCATTCCATTCTTTACACCAGATTTTACTGTTACAATGAAAGTTCTTCCAGAACTTGGTATAACAATGGACGTTCCAATTGAATTGACAAGCGTTAATTCAGAAGACTCTTATGAAGGTGATTTCGAATCTCGTAGAATTCAAACATGGGATTTAAATTTCACAGTCAAGGGTTATCTATTCGGACCACTCAACAAATTCAAATACATTGCTAATGCTGAAGTTAATACTGGATTTTTGATTGAAAATGCAATTGTAACCACTCAAACATTTAGTGGAGATGAATCTTTTACTATTACTGAAACTACTACTGGCATATGAAAAAAACTATAGATGAAAAATTGAATAGCATTTTTGAAATTCCATCAACAGCAGTTGCACAAGATGCAATCATTGATGTAATTCCTTCAAGAAATGAAGATCATCAAACAGTAGATTCTGATTATGAGTACGCAAGAGATAATCTTCGTGGTCTAATTGAGAATGGCAAAGTCGCAATGGATAACATTATCTTTCTTGCTAAAGAAGGTGAGTCTCCAAGAGCATATGAAGTCATCGGTCAATTGATTAAAACTCTTTCTGACACAAACAAAGATTTGATTGAATTAAGCAAGAAAGTAAGAGAAGCTAAAGGCAAAGATGTGCAACAGCAACAACCACAGAATGTAACAAACAATTCTCTATTTGTTGGTAGCACTGCAGAATTACAAAAACTTATTAATTCTAAAAATGAATGAAACACCAAAGTCATATTTGGGGAATTCTTTACTAAAAGCATCTAATGTAAAGATCAATTTTAGTAGAGGAGAAGTTGAAGAATATTTAAAATGTGTGAGTGATCCTATCTATTTTATAGAAAAGTATTGTAAAATTGTCACACTTGATCATGGTCTTCAATCCTTCAAACTATACGATTGTCAAAAGAAAAAAGTAAAGATTATTCATGAGAATAGAAAAGTCATTCTCATGGAAGGACGTCAGCAAGGCAAGACAACAACATCTGCTGCATACATTCTTTGGTATACATTATTTCAATCAAGCAAGACTGTAGCGATTCTTGCAAACAAAGCAAGTGCAGCAAGAGAAGTTTTATATCGTTATCAAATCATGTATGAAAATCTTCCTAAATGGTTGCAGCAGGGCGTGACTACTTGGAACAAAGGCGACATTGCATTAGAGAACGGATCAATCGTATTTACTGCAGCAACAAGTGCATCAGGTATTCGTGGTAAATCCGTAAACATGTTATATGTTGACGAAGCAGCAATCATACCAAATAACATTGCAGAACAATTTTTCACTTCAGTCTATCCTACAATTTCTGCTGGTGAAACTACAAAGATTCTATTGTCATCTACTCCTCTAGGCTACAATCATTTCTGGAAATTCTGGAATGATGCTGAAAATAATAGAAACGGATTTGTGAGTCTATTCATTCCGTATTGGGAGATTCCTGGTCGAGATGATGTATGGGCAGAGACACAAAGAAAACTATTAGGCGAAATTAAATTCAATCAAGAGGTTCTATGTAACTTCTTGGGTTCAAGCATGACGCTAATATCTTCTGGAACAATTGGTCAAATGTCAGCTAATCAAATCATTCATTCAAAGGATGGTTTAGATATATACGAAAAAGTAGAAAAAGATCATGCTTATGTTATTGTTGCTGATACAGCAAAAGGTGTTGGTGCAGACTACTCAGCATTCGTTATTCTAGACATTACAAAAATGCCTTATGTGATGGTTGGTAAGTATAGAAACAATGAGATTAGTCCACTACTATATCCGTCAGTCATAAACAAAGTTGGAAAAGAATACAACGAAGCATATGTTCTAATAGAAATCAACACATCAGAACAAGTCGCAGAAATTCTTTATAGTGAATACGAATACGAAAACATCATATCAGTTTCCAGAACAACTCAAGGACAAGTCGTTAACGGTGGCTTTGGTAACGGCAAAACACAACTTGGTGTTATCACAGATAAAAAAGTAAAACGCATTGGATGTTCAAATTTTAAATCAATGCTTGAAGAAAAGAAACTTTTAATTCATGACGCAGACACAATCTCAGAAATCTCAACATTCATTCAAAAGCGTGATAGCTTTGCTGCTGATGAAGGATATCACGACGATTTAGTAATGCCTCTAGTGCTATTTTCATGGCTCACAACAAACTCATACTTCAAAGAACTAACAAACATAAACATCAGAAAAGAATTATATGATGCCCGCATTAAGATGATTGAAGATGAAATCACACCTTTCGGTTTTATAAATACAGGAAAAGAAGAAACTCAATTTGTTGATTCTGGTGGGCAGGTATGGGATACAGCAAGCACACACAAAAGCGATTTTTTATAAATAAATTGAAGTAAACTCAAATATAAAATTATTATAACAAGGAGAATTCAATGGCTATTAGCTTAATTTCACCAGGAATCAAGATCACTGAACAAGATTTAGTATCTTCCCAAACCGTAACTGCTTCTACTGCTGGCGGATTTGCTGGTCAGTTTCGTTGGGGACCAATTGAATATCCAACACTAGTAACTTCTGAAACTGATCTAGTCGAAAGATTTGGAAAACCAAATGCGACTAACATTGTAGATTTTCTTTCAGCAGCTAACTTTCTAGGATATTCTAATCAACTATTCATTGTTAGAACAGCAAACACACCTCTAAATGCTACTGCAGAGTCATCAACAGGATCTGGTACAGCTGGTACTGGAACTCTAATCAAGAACCAAGACGTTTATCTAAACACAGCATCGTTTAACGTCGGACCATGGCTAGCAAAGTATGCTGGCGCATTAGGAAACTCAATTAAAGTTTCTATTTGTCCAAGTGCAAATGCATGGACATCAACACTAACTGGAACATTTACAGTTGCTGTTGGTGGAACATTAGTGACTGGTTCAGGCTCCGCAGCTAACACAGAACTAACAATTGGTGACTATGTTACTCTAAATGGACGCACACTTAGAGTTTCCAATACAATCAATGCAAATGCTTTTAGCTTGTCAACAGCACACTTAACTGGTGCAACCGCAGCAACAGCAACTCGTAGATGGGAATACTTTAGCGAGTTTGACTCAGCTCCAGGAACATCAACAATGGCTGAATTGCAAGGTGCATCAAATGACGAAATGCACGTTGCAATCGTTGACGAAGAAGGTGACATTACTGGTACAGCTGGAACAGTTTTAGAGAAGTTTGGTTATCTATCAAAAGGATCTAATGCTAAATCAGACAATGGTGGCACAAACTACTATAGAACAGTTATCAATGATCGCTCACAATATGTTTGGTGGGCAGCACATGACAATGCTGGAACAAACTGGGGTAATGCATTCATCACATCTGGTGCTGCAGTAACATATACAGCAGTATCTAAGCCAAAGACTTATTCTTTAGCTGGCGGTTCTGATGGTAATACAGTTACTGACGGGGATCGTACAACAGCATTTGGAAAACTTTCAAACAAGCAAGAGATTCCAGCAACAATTATTATTACTGGTCAAGCAAATGCTTCTGTTGTTAATAGAATCATCTCAGATGTTGCTGAAGCAAGAAAAGACGTTGTTGCTTGTATCTCTCCATTAAGAGCAAACGTTGTTAATAATGCTGGTTCAGAAGCAAGTGCAATTGCAACATGGGCAGACACAATCACACGTTCTACATATGCTATTGCGGATAGTGGATGGAAGTATCAGTACGACAAATATAATGATACATATGTTTATGTTCCATTGAATCCAGATACTGCTGGTATCATTGCTAGAAATGATTCTTCAAGAGATCCTTGGCTATCGCCTGCTGGATATGCAAACGGCGGTGTTCAATATCTAGTTAGACTAGCATTTAATCCAAATCAAGATGAGCGCGACACACTTTATAAGACTTCAGTAAATCCAATATTTACACAAGTTGGTCGTGGAACTGTTCTATTCGGTGATAAGACTTTCACAACAAAACCAGTTTCGACAAATAGAATCAACGTTCGTAAATTGTTCATCGAATTACAAAGAACAATTTCTGATGCAGCGAATGCAGTTCTATTTGATCAGAACGATGCGGCAACAAGAACTAATTTCGTTAATTTGGTTGTTCCTTATCTAAGAAGTGTGCAAGCTAGACGAGGTATTACAGCGTTTAGCGTGATTTGTGACGAAAGAAACAATCCTCCAAGTGTTGTAAATAACAATGAGTTTATTTGTGACATTTTTGTTCAACCAATTCGCTCTGTTAACTTTGTTCAACTTAATTTTGTCTCTGTTGCTGGAACTGTTGCATTCACCGAAGTTACTGGTGGATAAATATAGTATATAACTATAACGGAGAATAAAAATGGCATTTAGTACATTAGAACAGTTAAAACAAGCAATTGCGACTGGAGCTAGATCAAATCTATTTTCAGTCGAATTGGCAGTTTCTGGAGTAGATGGAATAAAAGATACATTCCAGTATCTATGTAAAGCCGCGCAACTTCCAGGATCAGCTCTTGGAGTTATTGAAATTCCATTCATTGCTGGACGTCGATATAAAATTGCTGGAGATAGAACGTTTGCTGATTGGACAACAACCATTATGTCTGATCAGAATCAGAAAATTAGAGAAGCACTAGAAGATTTGCAAAGACTATATGCGCCAACTAATCTTGGTGATACAAATGCTTATGCTTCAAAAACTGGTGCTTCTGATGCTGATTTTGGAACTATCACAGTAACCCAATATGATTTAGGTGGGGATGCGGTATATAAATGTGAATTACTCAATGCTTGGCCAAGTGACATTTCTACAATTGATTTGTCATATGATTCTACAGATACTCTTGAAGAGTTTACTTGTACTTGGTCATATGATTATTTCAGATACACAGAATTATAAAATAACAATAAGGAATAATCATGGCAGATACTGATTTTTTCAATATTTCAAGATTTAGATCAGCACTTGCTGCTGGTGCAAAGCCAAATCTATTTAAAGTAGATTTGAGATTGCCTACTGGCGTTGCAGATACTGGTAATGCTATTACGAACAATTTTAGTGTTCTTGCAAAATCAGCAGCAATTCCAGCATTGACTGTTGGTATTATTGAAGTTCCATATAGAGGAAGAAGAATTAAACTTCCTGGAGATAGAACTTATGGCGATTGGACAGTAACCATTGTCAATGATAATAAACAAACAATGCGTAAAGCATTTGATAGATGGTTAGCATATATCAACAATCCAATTGCAACTGAAAATATTCGTACTACACAAGCTATTGATTATAAAGTTGATATTGATATTGCACACTTAAAGATTAATGGTCTTGTTAGTCGTAATTATAAACTTGTTGATGCGTTTCCTACAGATGTTTCAGCAATTGATTTATCTTATGATACTACTGATGCAATTCAAGAATTTTCTGTCACTTTTTTGTATAGTCATGTTTTATTTGGAAGAACATCTGATAATATTGATGCTGATGCAGAGGTTGTACCAGCATCATCAGAAACAACCTAATATCATTCCAATATGAATTTTACGCATACATAAATAGATGCGTAATAGTGTCAGAATGGGGGCTATTATGCCCCCATTCGTTTTTTAGGAATAAAAAATGGCCATAAAACTTTTCGGATATAAGATCGGCAAAGAAGATGCCGAATCAGAGAAATTAAAATCTTTTGTTCCACCAAATGATGACGATGCATCAGTATCGATAGCTGGCGGTGGAGTATACGGTACATACATTGATTTAGAAGGTCAGATTAGATCTGATGCTGATTTAATTAAAAAATATCGTGAAATGGCACTTCAGCCAGAATGCGATGCTGCGATTGAAGACATTGTAAACGAATCTTTAGTTTTTGAAGATGG